GCCTTAAAGGGTTAGCAGATTCCAAAAATCTACGATTGTCTCTCAAAATCTGAAAGTTGCGATCGTCAGATTTTGAAATCCTAGAAAAAATTTTTTTAAATCTAAAAGTTTTTCAAAAAGTGGATGAGTTTAAAGTTTTAAGAACCACAATTTTCAACTATTTTTAAACCAAATAGTTTGTGGATAAACTTTTGCCCATAGGGTAAACGACAAAGTTTGCGTAGTTTGAAAAGTCTAGTCAAAATTTAATCGACTCGATCTCTTTCAAAACAACGACACAAAAAATGACATTAATAAATGACAGTTAATTCAGCTAAAGGTCTATTGATACTAGAAGAAGAAGATTTTGAACTTGTGGAATCGGGTAAAGTGATTCATATGGTTCACACGGTCGAAAGTAAATTTAGCATAGTCATGTTCTATACCAACGAATGTGACCAATGCAAAGTTATCAAACCAATTTTAATAAGTTTTGTGGGCAATCCAACCATACAAATTTGTATGGTTAATGTTTATGATGCAGATTCAACCAACTTGATCCAAATGTCTCAAAAAACTTCGACTCCCCTTCAACATGTGCCCTTTATCGTATTTTATATCAATGGTGTTCCATTTAAGAAATATGATGGTGGATATAACCATTCGGATTTTCAAACGTTTGTTAAAAATGTTATGGTGGAAGCATCCAAAGTTAAGGACACTTCTGAAATAAGTGAAATCCCACCATACACGATTGGTAAACCAAATTCATCTAAAGTATGCTATTTGACCTTCCAGAAGGCATACTAAAGTCACAAACAATGATGGCTTAAATAAAATTTTAATGGTATTTTTTACCATTAAAATTGATATAACATTCTGCTTCTCTTCCATATTCAGAGTTGCAACAAGCCACAAAGTTATTTTTCATTTCTTCGTTCAAAACTCGGCATGGTTGAACTCCAATTTGTTGAGAAAAATAACCTCCAGATTGACCACAACACTGTTTATTTTTTCTGTTGGCGTTTAATAAACCACACCTACAGTAGAGTGGATAAACGCCTCCTTCAACTCGCAAAGTATCCAAACATAGTACAAAAAGGACAATGAAGACCACAAACTCTAACTCATTCACCTGAAACGTGCCACATGTGGCACGTTTCTTTGTGATAAGTCGACCCATCCGCTTCGGAGAGGCAAAGCCTCTCTTCAACGATGGTGCTTTGCACCATCGCTTCGCGGTGGGTTGAAAAAAAATATTTTTTATTTAATTTGGTACGATTCAATCATACACACAACATCGGCAATATCATCTTGTTTGTTTAGGCTAGCAAAGTACCTTAAATTATCTCCAGCGAGTAAATTTGTTACAAACTGAATTGTCCACTCTTTACGGTCCTTTTTAGCCTTTAAATTTGTGGCTCCCAATTTTTTTGTTTTTGTGCTTGCATTGTAGTTTAGAATTTTTTTTGATGGATGAAAAATTTTAAGGTACGCTTCAAGATAATGTGATAATTTTAAAGCTTGCAAGTTTATGGTCATCTGTCTCTCTATCAAAAAAATATCACATTTTTCCCATATGTCCTTGTAGCCATCCATTATTTGAAACATTGATAACCCCAAATCTACAGGTTTATTTTTACCTTTTTTTTGTTTGGTAAAAATAAGGTCAACCATATCCTTTTTTAATAATTTATCATTTTGTGAAATTTTAAGGTCAGACATCATCTCAACTAAATTTTCCTTTTTACTTTTATTGAGGTCAGATTTGGTCATGATCCCGTTGTCTAAACATGTATTTTTTAATAGTATAAAGTCACCTTTATCTTTGACGGCAAAGGCGAAATTTCTTATTCCCATGTCAAATGCAGCAATCATCTTTTATTTTCTTGACGTTGTTTATAAGCATTAAAAAATTTAAATTTATTTAAACTAAAAAGGTTGAAAGAACCATAATTGTCCAAAAATGAAATATTTGTAGATAAATATATTTAAGATAAAGAGCACCATGATTGTTGATATTTTTATACTCACCGTTTGGATGACATATCTAACCACGGTAACCACTATTTCCTTGATAGGCCTCATGGCCATCTTGGGTTATTTATGGTATTTTGGACCACATAAAATTGAAAAAATTAAATTTATCTTGACCAATGATAATGCTACCTCACCTGAAAGAGGTACATTGAAATCGGCTGGATATGACCTTAAATCTTCTGAAAATACTATCGTCCCAGCAAGGTCACATAAAGCCATTAAAACTGGAGTTAAGGTTATTCTTCCGACCAACACTTATGGTCGAATTGCATCACGATCAGGACTATCTTTTAAAAATGGGATTGAAGTAGGTGCTGGTGTTATCGACGAAGATTATCGAAATGAGTTAATGGTTATTTTGCACAATCACAGCGACAAAGATTTTGTGATTGAATCAAAGGATAGAATTGCTCAATTGATTGTTGAAAGAGTGGTATATCCAACGACTTTAATCGAAGATGTTAATGGTGGTATTCAAACCATTAATTCATGTATTCGATCAATTCGTGGATTGGGTGGTTTTGGTTCAACTGGAAAATAAATAATTTATCGATTTTTTAATTTTTTTAAGTTCAATTGAACTTAAAAAATATTTGACTTCTAACAAAATCGTTTATCCCTTTAAGATTCAACCCACACAAATGTGTGCGCTCGCGCACACATTTAAGTCTGTTTTAACCTTAAAGGCTTACCTTTCAAACCCTTTGGGCTTGAAAGGGTTATAGTCGCTCTAATTTTTATTTTACATTTGACCTCTAATAAAAGAATGGAACTTTCAAATAAATTCAAGTTGACATTGCAAGAACGTGAAAATGTCATCAAAATGTATACCGAAGGCACTTCGGTTATATCACTCGCAGAACAATATGGAGTCTCTAGACCAACAATATATAATATTATAGAAAAGGTTAAACATCCCAATAAAAAAATTGATTTTTATTTCGATAAATCAGATGAAAATAAAGATATGTCTAACCTTACAGTTGAACAAAATAATATAAATTTCTTAGGTGTTAAAATTGATACTGAAAATGGATCAAGTAACCCTAAGATACGTAAAGCGTTGGATAAAAGCTTCCAACTGCTTGATATCATGAAGTTTATTGAAGTAACCAAATTTAAGCTTAATATGACCATGTTTGATTACTTTTGGCAAGTAGTGGTTGGAAATGTTACTCATACCCTGGTGGGTATGAGTGTTCTTAAATGGTTTGGTTATGATGGGAGTCGGCGAAACCACAGATTAGTGAAACCCAGCGAATACTATAAACAACGACAAAATTTTAAGAAAATGTTGATTAACAATAATATTCCCCATTATGAGTTGACACAAAAAGACAAGGAAATAGAACAATATCCAACTATACAAGAAGAATTACAATTAGTTCCTTCAAACGTTAAACACACTAAATTTCTTATAATGGAACCCGACGACCTCAAGAAGCTTAAAACTCAAAGAACTCTATTTCCTGATTTAGTGGTTCTTTTGGACTTTAAATGCAATCCAAATTCTAAAATTCTAAAACTCTATACAATCGCATTAAGGAGAATTTAAAGCTTAAAAATGTTATTTTCAAAAACAATGATATAGACCTTCAAGAGTCCGAGGTAACCCAACAAGAGTTGATAGAAGAAATGAAGGTTATTAACGACCAAAAATATGATGTTTAATAAAAATACAATTTTAAACTCTTTTAGAGTTTAAAATTGATCTAAGGCCATGCCATAGTCTGTTCGCTTGGGGTTTGATTCAAACTGTATATCAAAATAATGATACAAATAACCATAACGGGATAATCTTTGTAATATATACTGTAAACCAACCAAACGGCGGTCAATATTTCACTTATATCAAATTTGGCTCTTTGATGGCTTTTTGGAAGCAGCGTAAAGGCTAAACCCAAACCGATAGAAATTAATGGTTTAGTCCACTGTGTTTCTGGAGGACTCGAACCATTTTTTGATGTTTGTTCCATTTATTATTTGAATAATAGCATAGGTGTGTATTGACCACTAATAAACTTGTTTTTTGTGAAGTTTGTCTTTCAGACTCGAACTACCCGCAAAAAATTGATTTTATTTTCATCTACTACGGCCACCGAAGTCGGCCTACGTAGTTCGGGGTTGGAGTCAAGTTTAAAAATTGGGTCACTGAAAGTAGGTCAAACAAAACTTGAAATTAATACCGGTTTTTATATAAATAATAAAGACCATGGGAATAAAATATTTTTTTAAATGGTTCAAAGACTCTTTTCCAAGAACTGTTAAATCTACCCAGCTTGGAGAGAGCCAGAAATTAAAAGATGCTCTAAAAAAATTGGAAGATGATCACGGTGAAGATCGCGATAATAACCCATTTTTGTTACTATTGGATTTGAATGGTATAATTCATACCTCATGTCAAAAAATTTATAAATATGGTTCTTTCGAACCAAAATCTTTGTTAAAAAAATCACCTCCTATAAACAGTGGTGAAAAGGACTTGTTGGTCTTTGAAGATGTTTTAAATAGTATTAACTTGTTGATAACCACAACAGACCCATTAGAAATAGTATTATGTATAGATGGTGTGGCTCCTATATCCAAACAGATACAACAGCGGCAACGCCGGTTCCTTTCAAAAAAAACTAATGGTGGCTTTGACTCTAATTGCATTTCTCCCGGCACCGATTTCCTCTATAGGCTTGGAATATACCTTAAAACAAACATTGAAAAAAAATTGGAAGAAGATTGGCTGGGTGTTGAAACAATTTATTTTATGGACTCATTAGTCCCTGGAGAAGGTGAACATAAACTGTTTGATTTTTTGAGATCAAATCAAACCACAATAATAGAGAAAAAATTCAACATTGTTGTGGTTGGAAATGACGCTGATCTTATAATGTTGTCTTTGCTTGTGTCAACCTTATTTTTAAAAGAAAATTTGATTTATATTCTAAGGGAAGATTTGGCTTCAAAAAAATTGGACTACCTTCTGGTCAACATTAACCAATTCAAAAAAAATATTTTGAATTTTGCAATGGATAAACCCAAGTTTAAACACCATGATTTTGAATGTGTAGTGTGTGATTTTGTTATTCTTTGTTTTATGGTTGGAAATGACTTTTTACCTCCAATTCCGCTTTTCAATATTTTTGATGGTGGTCTTGACCTTATGATGAAGTATTATTTTACAACCCCCGGCTATATTTCATTCAAGCCTCGACGTCGCAACCGTTCCGGTCGCGACGTCCCACGATCTAAAGGAATTAAAATAAATTTTAAAAATTTAATGGGTTTTTATAACCATCTTTTAAATGTTATCAGTCCACAGGCCATTCAACACTATAAAACCAGAGAGTATGGTTTTCCAAATATTTTGCTTGATATAGCGTCTCAGAAGGAAATTTCATTTATGGACATTTCACTCCATTATTTGAAGTCGTATTCTATTCATCACAATATAAACAAGAAACTGGTTAAATCATACTTCGAAGAGATTAAATGGATATTCAACTATTATGCTTACGGAGGCCATACCGTTGATTGGAAAATGTATTATCCGAGTCAATTTGCACCTTCACCAGTTGACTTGGTTAATTACCTGAAAAAGCATTCTTGCAATGAATTGGCAGAATCAACAAAAAATCCAGCCAATGAAACCTGTTCTGTTCCAACAACATTTAAAATTGATCCCTTCTTTCAATTACTGTGTATTTTACCACCTCACAGTGCAGACTTGCTACCAAAACCACTAAACAAAGTATTATGTGAAAAATTGGAGCATTTCCACCCTAAAGAAATACATATTGACTATGAGGGAAAACTAAATGAGTGGGAGGGTATACCTATACTTCCTCCGCTCTGTCATGATGAAATATTAACCGTTTATAATGCTTATGTCAACCATTGTTCCCAGGAAGACTTGAAGAGAAATAAAACCTCAAAACAGCTCATGATTTCAGTTGTAACTTAGTTTAGACTGAAAAACACCATAATTATTTATTTATTTATTCCATACGGGTATTCACTACATTCAATAGAATTAACTAACGTGCCACCAGCACAGGTTAGTCAATTTTACCATAATTTATTTAGTCTAGTTAAATTTTTCCATTAATAAATGGACCCAATAGAAAACTTTGTAACTTATAGTTTACGTTACCAACTCTTACTAGCCCAACATGTGGCTGGTATTTGTAATAAACCAGTTTATGTATTTGATAAGAATGGTTTCTTTGACCTTCCAGAAGATACAAATGTTGAAATCATTGATAGTGTTCGAACCGTTTTTAAAGATGGTTTACGAGCAGTTTTGAGCGTAGCCGTTAAAGAATCGTTTGGAACCAATGAAGAACTGTTTATCAAGTACCTGGATAAAAATGTGGTTGGAAATGATGACATTGGACTTTATGTTGTCCCTGTTGTCCCAAAAGAAGTACATCAGAAAAATGAAGAAGTCTCAGGAGAACACGAATCAAATGAAGAAGTCGCCGCAGAAGAACACGAATCAAACGAAAAATCAATTGAAAAAAAAGAAACCGATTTAAAGGAGATTACAGAGGCTATAGAAAAATTAGAATCTATTCTTTAAATTGTGGTTCTTCAAAGTTTTAATTTTTTTAAAAAAATTAAAACTTACATTCCACCTTATCAACAATGCAGAAAGTTGATTATTTTTAAAAAATATGGTTAAAATAACTCTGAAGACAAACAGAAAATAAAATGGCTTTTATTGAAAATTTTATTCAAAATCTGAGCACGTCAGTCAAATGGGTTGAAGAAGAACACCAAGTACCAGTCAATACAACCATTAAAAAATGGAATGAATTGACTGGTATGAATATACCTTTGGTCGTTATACATTTGAAAGTCGTCGTAGTTGAAAAGAAGGTTGAAATATACCCCAACAATGCACCACCAAACCTCGAGGAGAAGCAAAGCTTTGTGGACTACACAACAAAGCGGGTGTGAAACCAAAGACCGCGTCGTTCAAACACTGGCATCTGAACATATTCACAGATCTTATCCCTTTCAAGCCCAAAGGGCTTGAAAGGAGGGTTATAACTTTAGAGGTTATGATCAAAATGGAAAAAATTGTTATGGTGAGAAGACGAACCAACAATATTAAAATATACTTAACATTAAACTAGCCACAACTATAAAAAAATTAACTAATCTTTTATGCCCCTAGGGGCATAAAAGAATATAAATATGGTCAATTTAAACACTATCAACTTCATAGTCGTCGAACAAATCTTGAATAGATTGTGGTAGGTCTTCAACCGTAACAACTGTTGATAGTTTATGCTCCTTTAGAGCCCTTTCAGTCCAATGAGATCTGAATTTGAATTTGGCCAATGCACTATCTAGCGCTCGCCCCACTTTTATAGCTTTAGAATCTGTGTCGGAATTGAAGCCAAATTCAACTAAAAAACATGTATCCTCTTTTAAGGTTGTTAAAACCTCATTTAAATTCAAAGTATAGCAAAATATCCACCCCTTTTCTATTGGATCAGTGTAAATTTCTAGAAATTTCTCTTTGTCGGCAAAGATATCAACGTCAATGTCTGTGTTGTTGGTCACATAATTATCTGTGTCCAAAAAAATTAGTATACCCTGGTCATATAACTCTTTAAAGACTGATTGCAGCATTTTTATTTAATAATTTTTCACGGTAAAAATTTCAATTTTGGCGGGTCTTGTTTCGGAGGCTTCGCCTCTCCTCAATGATGGTGTTGCACCAGAAAAAATAAAATTGAAATAATTTTTTATAATTGAAGTCAAAATAAAGATGAATGCTTTAATCGACTTGACAAAGTGTCGTGAATATTTGACTATAACTATTGGTGGAAAGAACCATCAAGTAAAATTAAACGGAACCATAGACGATCCGTACTTTTGTGGCAAGGATGCATGTCAAATTTTGGGGAACAAAGATTTTAAACAAGCTCTTCAAAAACATGTGAAACCAAAGTTCAAACAAGAATTGATTCAGTTGTACCAAAGAAAGGTGGATGGAGCATCCACCTATTTAGGTTCAAATCAGCCATTAAATTATAACGATGGTAAAGCAGTTTATATCAGTAAAAAAGGGTTAGAACAACTTGTTTCCAAAAGTAGGGTATGTGGTCCAGACACTCTTCAAAAACTTGTAGAGTCTTTTAACCTAGACCTTTCTATAACACCTAGAAAGGAGCATATACACCTTGAAGCCATAGAACAAAGTTTTTCTGAAGTTGAAATGTTCAAACAATTTAAGGTTGGAAGGTACCGGGTTGACTTGTACATAGACGAATATGATCTGGCCGTTGAGTGCGATGAGTACAATCACAGAGATCGAGATCCACGGAAAGAGAAGGAACGAGAAGAATTTATAAGATCCGAGCTAGATTGTGAGTTCATACGATTTAACCCCGATTGTAAAAATTTTTCAATATTTAAGGTTATTGGAATCATACATAAATTTATACTTGAAAGAGAAACAAGAAAGTTACAAACAACCATAGAAAAGAAGAATAAGAAAATAAAGTTATTGAAAGCACAATTAAAAGAAGATTAATCAAATAATGAATCGACTCTTGAACGTCTCCAACTCAAACAAAAAAGACTTGTGGAGCCAAATCAAAGAACTAACTGGGTGGACCAATTCTAAATCTGAGCTCGACGATGGAAACTTCAAATACAAGATAGTTTATTAATTGTGGTCAAAAGAACCATAATTTAAAAGAAAGTGGATGCTAGGCACTAGACGATTTTATGCTTCAAACAAGCATAAAATTGAAAAATGAAAATTTGCCGTGGGGGGTACCCTTGCCAAAAAATCAAAAACAGCCAATCATGGTCACCGATATACACAAACCTTTTTGGAAATTTTTCGACATAATGGACAGCTATCCAATTTTTCGCCACATGTTACGCACGCTACCAAATGTCGACAATCGGAGAATACAACAGACTTGACAGATTCATTACAGACTACACATGTGACAAGTCTCAGCAATTCTTCTATTTTCAGATAAAGATTATTTTTTACCTGAACATCAACCTTATCCAATAATTTTTCAATTTCTTCTGGTACTTGAATTTTTGACTTTTGTTCGACTTGTCTCAGTCGGTTTTCGAGTTCTCTTTTCTGCCGTTGCAACAAATCGTTATTCTTTTTGGTCTTTGTCAACTCATTGTTTAACGTGTAATTTTCCCTTTTCAATCCGTCAAGTTGAAGAGTACCATTATTCCACAACTTGTTATAACTGTCATATTTGCTTTGTTGAAACATTTATGTTATCGTGGAAAAGGAGCATAAAATCATTTTTATTTTTTTAAGGTTAACTTTTAGCAAGAAATTTTATAAAATTAAACAGAATTTTATGATTATCCTTACCCTGAAATACAAAGCTTTTGACTGCTTGTAAGTTGTGAGGTAGTAAACAAATACAAAATGTTTTTATGTAAAATGAATAAAGGTATCTCCAACTTTAAAAATGTCTTTGATTTGTATGGTCAAATTGGCATTGTTGACGTTTGTTTTGATATAAAAAAAACTGGTCTGTACGTGTACACGACTTATGATAAAAGTATCCATACAATGGCCACTTTTTCAAACACTTCCTTTTTGGAATACAAATGTGAGAAAGAGTGCATATTCACCTTAAATATAAAAAGTATGAAGGAAAATTTGAAAAATATAACAAGTGTTGATACGATTGAATTGTCCATTAAAAAAGAGAGAGAATTGAGGATAAAAGTGACCAAAAAAACAATTGAATTTGAAAAGAAAATTCATATGAAAGAAACCCAGTTCTACAATCTTCCAATTATTTTGGATCAAGTTCAACCATTAAATATCAAGTCATCTGATTTTTTAGAATTTTGTCGCTCAATCAGTGGTAAGTATGTTATGACCATAAAAACAGATGATGGTGTACCAGAAATTGCTTTTGAATCGGAAAGGAGCAAAGTCATCATAAAAAGCGACAGTGAATGTTGTGATTCAATTCTACCTTTTGAAGGTGACTTTAAAGCAGAATATTTTGCAAAGTTGAAGAAATTTACAAAATTTAACACTGTTTTAAAAATTTACACAAACCCAGACCAACCATTAATATTTGAGGCAAATATTGGAACCAAAGATAAGGATAAAATAACCATTTGGATCAAATCTTTGAAACAAATGGAGGATGACTACGAAGACCAGGAACAATAATTAATCTGATTTTAATGCTTTAAACAAGCATTAAAATATTAACACGGCAAGTCGTGGTTGGAAACCAGTGTACCCTGATTGGTACACTGGTATGGTTTGGATATGAAGATTATTATCACTCGACATAGTACAAAACATTTTTTTTATATTTTTTTTATATATAAAAAATAGTAAATAAATGGAATCATCGAAAGGAAACTTAACTCCTGAACAACGTTCAGATATAGTGCAACAATATCAAAGTGGTTATACTGTAGCACAGTTAACTCGAAAATTCGGGGTTACTCGACCTACAATATATAAAATTTTAAACAAGGCTAATTTAACTTTAAAAAATGAATTTTTTTCGGAAAATCAAGAGATCAATAAAGAGTTGGAAAATACCACATTTTTGGGTGTAACTATTGATACTATAAATGGTCCATTTGACTTTAAGATAAAGAAAGCTTTGAAACAAAGCGCATCTTTGCTTAATATCATGGATTTTATTAAAACAACAAAATTTAAGCTCAACATGACCATGTTTGACTATTTTTGGCAAGTTGTGGTTGGAAACACGCCTGGCCACGTGGCCAGGCGTGTGTTGGAATGGTTTGGTTACGATGGTGACTATTCAGAGCAAAAACGATTATTTACAAGAATGTTAAACAATAATAAAATTAATTATCGTGAATTGACTCAAAAAGACAAAGAAATCAAATTATATCCATCTATTCAACAAGAACTTCAAGCACTTCCTATCAATGTCACAAATTCAAAATTTCTTATAATGGCACCCAACGATCTTAAAATGGCTATAATGCAACTTAAAACCAAGAATGGCCATATTATACGCCAATACTATATCGACCTTGAAGAACTCCTTAAATTATATGTTGAATATACGCTTTATTTCAACCATAGAGAGTCTCAGAGAAAAATTACCGATTTAGAACAAATGATGGCTAGAATGGACTTAACAATGAAGAAACAAGAAAAAGATAGAGAAAAAGATCGACAAATTATGTTGCGCCAAGAACAATACATGCGTTCTCTTGGTATCAGCCTTGAGGAAGTCAAAGATCAGAACGAAGAGCTACTTGAAGGTAATAAAGGTCTCAAAAAACAAAACAAAAATATTCAACGTAAGTTGGGCATTGCAGTCGAAGATCGCGCTCCGCAACCTGAGGATCATGGTCCAAAGGACCATGATCGAGATCCGGCAAAGCCGGATCGAGATGAGTCCAAACGTGAAAGATTTGTTCTACTTAAACGAAACGACTCTGATTACTACCCCTACTATACTATCAGAGCGCAAGATAGTTATACTACCAAGAAGCTTAAAACTCAAAGAACTCTATTTCCTGATTTAGTGGTTCTTTTAGACTTTAAATGCAGTCCAAATTCTAAAACTTTATACAATCGAATTAAGGAGAATTTAAAGCTTAAAAATGTTATTTTCAAAAACAATGATATAGACCTTCAAGAGTCCGAGGTAACCCAACAAGAGTTGATAGAAGAAATGAAGGTTATTAACGACCAAAAGTATGATGTTTAAATACCATATAATTTTAATGCTTGTTTAAAGCATTAAAATATTCAACGAATCTTTTTTGACGTACCACAATTAGGGTCATCAACAACCAATTTTTTATCCATAAAATTTTGCATAATTTTGGTACACAAATAGTTGACATCTTGAACGTTCCAAAATGCTACTCGTTTGTAGTCTTTCAAAGTACCATTATTTGTATTTAAAATATTTGAAAATTTAGGGTCATTTTTCATCCTTGTTACGTCGGTTTCATCAAAATCAAAATCTTCATCTGGATTAATTTTAAGGCGGTTTGAAACCAAATCGACCAAATCTTTCTTTTTCCAGTTCTGGCACCTTTTACCCACATTTCTTTTTCTTTTATCTTCTCCTCCATCGGCAGCATCATCTATTTTCCTTAGACAAAAATCATTTGAAGTTCTATTTAAAAGTCCAATATAACCATAAGGATTGTTTGTAACTGTATGGACCACATTCTGCCTTTCTTTTTTTATTTTTTCAACCTGCTGTTGTTCAGATGGGTTGCACGCCTTCCAACCGGTATACCAACCACCACCGGTATAGTCCTCCAAATTTGAGTTGCACTTTGGATGGTCGGGATTCAACCAGACATACCCTTTTCCATTGTTTGTTTTGAAATACAATCTAAAGTTGTTTAGAACCATATCTCTAACAAAATTATTTGGAGTATCCTTATTTTGAGAGGATATACTGAAGCATAATAACTTTTCCTGAAGATAGATGGGCAATTGAACCATATTTTTTTGAAGTTCAGTTAAATTTTTACTTTGAAAAATTTTATCAACCAAAGACACCATAAAATTTCTTTGATGTGTATATATAAGTTCATCGATACTTTTACCCATGTAAATGGTTGTGTATTTGGTGTAAAAATTTAAAAGTAATGGATCATCGTCGTCATAATTTGTTTCAGAATTTTCAGAGCTTGCCGGATGGTTTATATCAGCATAAAACAAATTTTTTGTATTCACAAGGTAATAGGAGCCTTCTGGACGAGTAAATAAAATTTCTTGAAAATTGAGGAGATTTTCAACCACACACATGATTTCAAATTGAGAACACCCAGTTTGAACCATTATTTCTTCAATGGTTATCGGAAAATTTATGACGCTGTTAACCACAAAATTTTTCAATTTAAAATAGCCTTCAGATAACCTAAAATATAATAATTGATAATTTTTAGGGTCACTTGGACTTGCAATATCAAATGCGTTGTCACATTTGTACTCGCACATTTGATACTCACAACTTCGAGTGTTGTTCAAATTTGAATTTGTTACCTCGTTTCTATCCTTGTTGAGTTCACAATCAAACGCGGCTTCTTTTAAGGTTCGAAGAACCTGTTGAATTGCAAAATCTTTTTTTTCAGCAATTTCGTACATGTGAAGGTCGATTGAATCATTATTTGATTGGTTTTCTGGAAGCGCAACATAATGGTATATTTTGACTTCTGGGATGACACCAGATTTGATTAGGGCATTGTGGGAACCTAAACGAAGACCTCTGGCAATGATCTGGCTCGTTTCGGAATAGTTCCAATGGGGTGTTAAAATATACTCTGATTGAATATTTTTAAAGCTGAATCCTTCCATAATAACTCGAGACCCCAGTATGGTTGAAATATGATCTCCATTCATATTTTTTGGATTGTTGAAAATAGAGATGAGTTTACGTGTCTGACTGTCGGTACTGGTTTCATTGGTAAAAATTACGTATCGTTTCTGTTTTTTGGTGAACTTACTGTCGACAGTGGCTCTGGTGTATCCATTCAGTTCCAAAAGGAGACTAAGAACCACTAAACCTGACCCTTTCACAAATTCTGAAAATACAAACGATAACCGACCGGCCGAGTAATCGGACTGTAATTTCTTCACTAAATCAGCATATTTGGCTGAATATTTATGCAGTTGTGTCTGTAGTTTATCTTGAATATTTGAAGCAAACTTGTAACCAGTAGACCTTTGAACCAGATTTTTTTCAAAGCCATTTTTACCATAAGTTCCGTCGGGAAAAACGATTAAAGAAGCCTGTCTAGAATGGTTAAAGATTGACCTTTCTTCATCGTCTTTTTTCTTTGCAGACATGTAAATCTTAGACTGGAATTTATCCATAACAATTGGATAAACTTTAAAATGCTCCAACGTACCAATCATTTGTCCTTCTTCTTTGCGGTCCACATCTGACATCATTGCTCTCAGATAAGAGACATAACCACTAATTTTTTGTTTGAAAACCTCTTTATTTTTCAAATCATCAATGGTCAAATCGTCCCTTAAAATCAAATTCATCAAATTGACAATTTCCTCTGGTTGATCTTTCATTGGGGTTCCAGTTAACAATAAAATTTTTCTATTTTTCAAAAGCTTAAATAAGCCATAAATTTCCCTATAAATGTTGCTTTCATCAGGATCTGAAGACATTCTGAGGTTATGGGCTTCGTCCACTATAAACAAAGAATTTTCATAAGTTGAGGTCTTTTCTCTATCACTAATTTTTTTCAAATTTTTTGAAAAAATTTCAAACGTGTCAAAGGTATAATTGACCTTAACATTTTTTCGAATACGTTTATCTCGATTTCTCACATATTTGTCCAAACCCTGAAGATATTGACCACTTGTACACACGTTGGCTACTTCATTGACAAAATTGTTCTGTAATCCCTTTCCTTTAGTCAATACAACAATATTTTTTATAATAGTCGACGGAAATTTGTTGCTGTCGGTTTGTCGACTCTTGATAAATTCTTCGGCTACTCCGACTGCTGTGCATGTTTTACCAGTGCCCATTTCATGTACCAATAGCAAACCATTGTATGGCGTGTTGGGGTTAATAAAGGATGAAATTAACCTCTGATGAAGCATTAAATCACCCGGATGTTGTGGAAACTGCTCTTCTCTAGGCAATTTATATTTGACAAATTCTGTAAGGCTGTTTATATCCTTATCAAACGGTTGAGTTTGAATTTGATTGTATAATGGTATAAAGTCATGTAATTTGTAGTCCATTTATTTATTCAGTTTTGCTCCATGATTATTAGAAATACAGTTGTGCTTCGGAGAGTTCTTATTCAAATTCGATTTTTATGGTTAAATTTAATCATAAAAAAATTGTTTCTCATTATTCAATTTTAATCAATATAATGATTGATGTCACCTTTATTTTTTTATAATTTCCAAAAATTGAAAATTTAAAAAGATCAAATATAACTATAAAAAGAATATGTTTTCAGTTGCCCCAAAACAAGTTGAACCAACCATTGTCCCAAAAAAGGGGCGAAAAAATAAAGAAATTGCCTTAGAGCACTTTGAAAAATCTATGGATAAGATTGAAGGGTCAGTTTCATCCATTGAAACTATTATTAAACTGACTGATCCAACAGTTATTGAGATGCGCAAACATCTCCGTAATGCATTGCGCGAAGTCAAAGAGGTCAGAAAATTCTTGGTCAAGTATAAAAATATTCAATACAAGCCCAAAAGAACCAGAGAGTCTCATAATACTGGTTTGGAAAAATTGCGTCCAATTTCTGAAAGTATGGCTCTGTTTGCCAGTTCTGCACTGCCTAACGGTGAAGATTGGGAATATTCAGTGACTCAGAAATCTCGTTATGATGTGACTAATGTACTCTGTACATATATCAAAGAAAATGAGTTACGTGACCCAGACAACAGGACTATCATTACCCCAGATGCGAAATTGAAAGAACTATTGCAAATTGAGGATGATATCGTCCTTAAATATCCAACAATGCAAAAATATTTGAAAAATTGCTTTGAAGAGGTTATTGAACCACCTGCAACACCAGAGGAAAAAGAGGTTAAACGTGGCCGTAAACCCAAAGAACCTAAGGAAAAGGTTGAAGAAGAGCCTAAACCAGTTAAAAAATCCACAAAGAAAGATAACAATGCACCTAAAGAAAAGGTTAAGAAGGAACCTAAAACCAAAAAGTAGAGTTCGTTTAAATTTTTAAACTTCAATTGAAGTTTAAAAATTGTCTTGTTTGCTACATAAATTTTCCATTATGACTACCTACATGTAATTTTTTTTAAATATTTACAATAAATAAAGATGGCTGCTAAATTATATGCAAACTCAAAGTTAACTTTAATGGATCAAGAAAATATTATGCGTCTTACGGAGTTAAATACGCCGGTAAGTCAAATTGCCAAAAAATTTAATGTTTCAAGACCAACAATTTATAAGGTTATTTCTGAGCTTACTAAAAGCGAAACGAATATAATGGATGATTTACTTCATAAAAAACATTTACAAGCATTAAACATTCAAAGAAAACTGAACTTAACCATAAATTCAATGCAAAATCTTCAAGGTCAATCTAAACTTACAAAAAATGAATTTTTTTCTAAAAACCAAGGTTCAAATAAAGCTATGGAAAATATGGATTTAACTCAGGTATGTTATGAGCATATCAAGGATACATTTTATTATGGTGTCTTTGGGAACTTCAAGTTAGTTGTTGATAAGGCTACCGGATACTTTAATGCAACCAAATTATGTACTAGTGGTAACAAACCCTTTCGTCAATGGAAAGTTCTCGAGAAATCTAAACATATGGTTGAATACTATCAAAGAAACTGGTGTCGGAATTCCGACACCAGCTTTTTGTATGAAGTTAAGCTTCAGAACAACGATAAATTGAATAAACAAGTTACCGGTCAATATGTACCTAAGGAATTAATACTTGATATTGCTTCCTGGATTTCTATTGAGTTCTATGATAGGTGCAATAACATCATAATTAACTATTTTGTTAAGGAGTTCCAAAATATGGATAATGAAGCTTTACAACAGAAAATAGAAGAAGTTGATTCATTAACAGAAAATATGGCCAAATTGAATCTTGAAAAAGAAATTGTTTTAGTGGAAAATAGCGAGCTAAAAGAAATTATGTTGCGTCAAGAACAATACATGCGTTCTCTTGGTATCAGCCTTGAAGAAGTCAAAGATCAGAACATTGAGCTGCTCGACAACAACAAAGGACTCAAGAAAGAGGTGAAGAAAGTTCAACGTAAATTGGGTATTGCGGTCGAGGATAGAGCACCACAACCCGAGGATCATGGTCCTTTGGACCATGATCGAGATCCGGCAAAGCCGGATCGAGACGAGTCAAAACGTGAACGTTTTGTTCTAATGAAGAGAAACAACGATGAATACTATCCATACTACACAATCAGAGCCCAAGATAGTTATACAACTAGACGAATCAAGAACCAAAAAGTCTACTTTCCTAATTTGATGGTTCTTTTGGACTTTAAATGTAGTCCAAACTCGAAAACTCTATACAACCGAATTAAGGAGACTTTGAAGGCTAAAGGTGTTACATTCGATGGTAACAATATCGACCTTGAAGATACCCAGATAACTGAACAAGAACTTGTGGAGGAAATGAAGGTTATAAATGAAGCTAAACGATGCGTTGGTAACATTTAGACAAATTTATTTTTAATGCTTTAAATAAGCATTAAAAAATTACTTAACCCTTTCGCGGCTTTACCGGGCAAATTTGCCCGGTAAAGAGTTAACCAATCTTTTGGCCCTTTCTTCGTGCAGAACGCCATCCAATTGTCTGAAAATATTTTTATAGACAAAAGTATCCCTAAAACTTGTCATCCACGTTTTGTACAAAGAATATTGCCGATGTAACTCGAGTTCAAGAATAAGGTAGTAATAGTCCAACGCAATAAAAAATAAATTTTTTTGTTCTATTGTGATTGAAGGTTGTTTTTCGCCTTTTTTATAAATCTGTAGATTCAAATCATCAATCAAATTTTGAAGGTTACACAGATCCACATTAATCAATTTTTCAATTTGACTTTGTGTAAGGTTGATTTTTTCCTTATACCAATAGTATGTTTTTATATTGTCGACTAAAGCTTTGATGAACCCTTTTTTGTAAAGTTGAGTTTGTGGTTCAAATTTACCCATCTCAAGCTCATTATTCGAATCAAATATCTCCTTCAGTTGCAAAGATAATGGTTGTTTACCAAGACATTTATCATTATTTTTTTTAGGTTCAATCTCAACATCAAGATGACTACTGTAATTTTGGATCAAATATTGAATAAATTGAAATGGAATAAGGTTACAAACACCCTTTCGAAGACATTTAATATGATTTTTGGTTAAAAGATCCATTGAGAGATTCGTCTGAATTTTGAAAAATAATAAAAGATCAGTTATACCTTTAAAAATGGACATGTTTGATGATTGGGCAATGTCAACGCAAAATAGAAGAAATACATAAATGTCATACCCTGGTGATAAATGGTTATAAATACCTTTTGTTTCAAGACTTTTTTGCCCCAGGGTTTGGCCCTTTGTGTGGACAGATGAAAGGCCAAAATCTATCATAACTGGTTTAAAATCATGTGTTATGGTATAATTGTATCCATACAAAGATATTTCTATTGATTTTCCCTTTTGAGGTACCAAGATAACATTGTCTGTGTGAAGATCGTAATGAGCAAAATTTAATTTATTCTGTGCTATTTCCAACCCTAACAAAATCTGAAAAAAAATGTTGAGAAATGTGGTGAACGTGTTCTTTTTATTTTGAATGAAAGCTTTAAGGTTGATTCCATCAATAAATTCTGTTGCAATATGAAATTGATTTTTATACTGAAAACAACCTAAAGTTCGAACGAAAAATGGAGCTTCGTTTAAAATTTTGTTAAGGTTTATTCCAACACAAAAATCTCGAATGGTTATTTCATCAAATTTTGAAGTTTTGGCTTTTTTGACCACAATATACAAATTATCAAAAATTAAGCTTTTACTCACCACTCCTTGTTTGCTTTTACTTCCAAATGGTTTAATATCAGTTAACCATTCGAATTTTTTTATTTTACGGTTCAATCCACTACTCATATCGTAATCAAACGGAAAGGAAATATCCATAGAGTTCAGACAAGCCATAAAAAATAATCTTTCAACAATTTCAGAATTTAAGGTCTCATCAAGCCTATCTGTTTTCCTATCTGTTTTTTGAAGAACACGGGATACGGCGTTGATATCAAAATATTCCAAAAACGGTTGAACGTCTTTCAAAATGTGATTAAAATATGAATGGCTCAGATTAGCTATAATTTCTTCTTCTTTCATTTATTCTATATTTTTTTCTGGACTTGGTGCATGCCCGTATCACAGCCAGTATGAACTCGGTTGGGAAAGTGTAAAAGTTTACACTTCAATACATGTAAAGAAAGAGGTGTTCGACTACACGAATGTTTTCTGGAGAGATCTCAATTGTCTCGGAGCCAAGTCGAATTCACTCAACTCTTTATCAATTCAGTAGTTTCGACTTTAGCATTGTGTGATGAATGTAGTCGAGTCGATTGAATTTTGACTAGACTTTTCAAAGCACGCAGACTTTGTCGTTTACCCACAAACTATTTGGTTTAAAAATAGTTGAAAATTGTGGTTCTGAAAACTTTAAACTCATCCACTTTTTGAAAAACTTTTAGATTTAAAAAAATTTTTTGTAGGATTTCAAAATCTGACGATCGCAACTTTCAGATTTTGAGAGACAATCGTAGATTTTTGGAATCTGCGATCATCCGAATTTTAGAAGATTCCAAAAATCTACGATTGTCTCTCAATTTTGGTCGTCAACTTTCAAAATTCAGGATTTCAAAAAATTCAGATTTTTGAAAATTTAATGGTTAAAAATATTGGTCCTTTTTAGTTTATGGATGAAAATTTACTTTGTGGATAAACGTTTGCCCGTAGGGCAAACGCTAACCGATGCCCTATGGGCATCGGGTAAACGACAAATTTTATATGATTTGGGTTAAAAAGTCAAAGTTTCATTCGGTTTGCAGAAATTTGATTGCCAAGTCGGAATAATAAAGTTAAATAAAGCTTAACAATGGCAATGAACTCAATATCACAATATATTGAAGCAGTTGATTCTAACCAAGATTTGACTATTCAATGTGCTACTATACAGAGTCTTTTCGAATGTTCTTCTCCAAGTAAGAAAGACCATGAAAAGATTCAATTTTCGACTATCGCTGGTCAAAGTATTGAAAATGAACTTCGTAGATGCAGAGGAACTATAGTTGACAACAAAACCAACCAAGTTGTCCAAGAAGGTAGTTTCTTTCCATACGAATTTACACAATCGGAACAACAACAGTGTAAAGAAAAAATGGTTGAATTGAACCATAAATTGGAAGATATGAATGTTCAGTACTCTTTCGAGGGTACAATCATTCGAATTTTCTACTACAAACAATGGTACGTTTCAACCCATCGCAAATTGGATTCGGGAAGGTCCAAATGGGGTTCAAATAACTCTTTTAAATTTTTGTTTGAAGAAGGCTTGAAAGAAAGCTACAACATTTCTCTTAAAGACTTGTTTACTCGGTTGAATTTGAGGTGTCAATACACCTTTATGCTTATGGCAGATGAAAACACTCGATTTGTGTGTGTTCCGAACCACCCAAAAAAAGTTTATTTCGTTGGTTCAAATGATCCAGAATCAAAATATTTGAAAATTGATGGTTTACCAAAACCTTCAAACCAATTTGATGTGGTGGATCAAATTTTTGATTTTGTTCAAGGTATGACATATCCATTTACCTACCAAGGTTTTCTTTTGGTTCATCCTGATGGTTCTCAGTACCGTATAATTAGCGATGAATATGCTAAATTGTTTAAGGTCAGAAACAACGAACAAAGCATACCTTATCGATATATTCAGTTGAAGGGACAAAATAACCATGAATCGATTGAGTTGTTGAAAAAACTGTTTCCTCAGTACAATTCAACATTTGAGTCGCATGAAAAGAATATTGAAATACTTGTGGATATCATCTATCACGAATACAATAAACGTAAACAACGGTCTCTTTTACCAAGCGATTTGTCTACGGTACAGCAAATTGATCAAAAATTGTATCTCTTCATCAAAAATCGTTTGTTAGGGATTCGAGGAACCACAGTCACACCAGAAAAAATATTGGAATTGTTGTGGTCAGAAGACCCATCCAATTTGAACCATATGATTCGAATGGTCAAGTTCAACCAACGGAAAGAATCCGAAGAGCAAAAATTGATTATCAATTTTGAGAAGGTTAAGTTGACCCAAACACCAGCTTCTCTAATACCAACTGCTGATGTTTGTGCACCAAAAAAGAAAAGGGTCAAGTATACCCAGGTTCCAGTTGAATTCAGCTGCAGAAAAAAATTATTTTAAACTCTCCATTTCACCATACATCACACATCACACATCATACATCTTTCACGGTCGTAAGACCATCAAAGATGACTACTTTTTCTAAAAAATAAAATGAATTTTTATACGAAAATTACACCACTAATAAAGTAACATGAGTAATATTTCCAAAATAAATTTATACTGCCAAAAATTAAAGTTGAATCCTCCTTTTTTTGAAATTTTGAAAAAAGAAGGTGAGGATCACCATCCAACATTTCAAGTCAGTTGTTCGTTTGAAAAATATGTTGAAAGTGGGGGTGGTTTAACCCTAAAATCTGCAAAAGAAGACGCAGCTGCAAAAATTGTTGAAATGTTCGAAATTGACCTCAAATTGAAAGAACTTGAAAACAATGTGACATATGCCGTTGACTCCTACAACGCCTCATTGGTTGATATTTGGGAAAACTGTGAAACAGAGTATACTTTGACCTTGCGAAAAAAGGATAAAAATAGTTGTGAATACAAGAATTTTAAGGTCAAAATTCTCCACGAAATCGAGAATTGATAAAATTTAATTTTTATGCCTAAAAAGGTATAAAAATTAAATAAATAAATGGATCAATCAACTAAGCAAGAATGGACTCTAGTTGTCGGTAAAAAACATAAAGTGTGCTTTACTTCCACCACGACAATCAAAGAGCCAGTTGAGCCAGTTGAAAAAATAACTATAAAGCGCGATGGTCAAATTCGAACCTATTGACAAAGTCATAATGGCAAACCCATTCGCGGGTTAACCCGTTCGCTTCGGAGAGGCAAAGCCTCTCCTCAACGATGGTGCTTTGCACCATCGCTTCGCTACGGGTCGACCTATCACAATAAAGCGCGCTTTAAGTGAATGGGTTAAAAGTCGTTATAATAAATAATGTCATATTTATTATCCCCAGTCATATATTTGGAGTCTAAAGATTTTACATCTTCTGGTAACCTTAAATATTTTAAAGACAAAACATGCGTAATTATGGTTCAGGCAAATTATTGTGGGCATTGTACCACAGCCAAACCAGAGTTTCAAAAGTTTGCCGAAAATAATAAATCAGTGGTTTGTTTGACCATACAAGGAGATGGTCCAGGTTCTGACGAACTTAAAAAATTAGTCACAAAAATTAAACCTGGTTTTCAAGGCTTCCCCGACTATTATCTTTTTCAAGGTGGTCAATTTGTCGAAAAAGAAATTAATGGCCGAACTGAAGCTGCTCTTGAAGAATTTATAAAATAGATCTTTTATACCTAAAAAGGTATAAAAAATTAATTTGTTATGATGATAGAGTCATTTCCTCCATTAATTATGACGGTCTTATTTGAAATAACGATATCCTCTCCTCCACCATTAACCCTTTCGGTCCTATGGGACCGAAAGGCTAAGCCTTTAGAGTTCAATGAACCATTATCCCTTCGGGATAATGTACCATTAGTATCTAAAGGGTTAATTAAATTTTCAATATCAGTGGTTACTTTAACCCCTCCTGGGTGCACAGATAACGATTCGTTTACTCTTGATGTCTCTGTTGCGTTCAGAACTGATGTCTCTGTTGTGTTGTTGTTTTCAAAATTAGTGGCAATATTATTAATGCCGAATATAACCATTAAAATAAGTGTGATAATACCTGAAAAAATTAACCCATATTTAGTGTAACACACACTCTTCTTGGTGCATTTTTGGGCGTATGTAGTTTTTCGATATGGATTGGTTTTAGAAGTCTTGTACAGAGCTTCAATATCTGTTGATTCGCTTGTATTACGAATATTTTTTGTCGATACCTGACTGTATTCCATTTATTACTTGAAAAAAACTCGAGCAAGAAAAATTATAAAAATTTACATAAAAAATACAAAGATGGGTGTACCGTAGCTCAAATAACTCGAGAATTTAACGTTTCTTGAACCGAGTTATTAAAGAACGTTCGCCCAAAGAAAGGCCAATTGTGGTTTCTAAAGTGCCACCTCGAGAAGATGTTATGGAGATAGCTTGTGAGGCTGAAGAGTACCCTAATAAGAAGATCAGTTTAGATAAATTTATTGGTTTGTTTATACCAGAAGAAGAAAACTATGGTACTATACTCGATGATATGACTATCGAAGGAAAAATATATGTGACTACAGTGATATTTGAATGGTTCGGATATGATGGCGAATATTATAAACAACGTCAAAATTTTAAAAAAATGTTAAAGAACAATGCCATTCAATATCGTGAGTTGAGTCAAGGAGACGAAGAAATTGAACAATATCCGGCTTTAAAAGAAGAATTACAAGAACTTAATGAAGGTGCTCGAGCTTGTTCAAAATTTTTAATTATGGAACCCGACGACCTTAAAATGGCCATCATGCAACTTAAGACTAAGAACGGGGATGTTATTAGACAATATTATATTGACCTTGAAAAGCTCATTAAGTTGTACGTTGAGTATACGCTTTATTTTAACCATCGAAAGTCGCAGAGAAAAATAACTGGATTAGAACAAATGATGGCTAATATGGACCTTAAAATGCAAAAACAGGAGGAAGATAGACAGCATGATAGAGAACTCATTCAACAACAGACACAATACATGCGTTCTTTAGGCATATCTCTAGAAGAAGTCAAAGATCAGAACGAGGAGTTACTTGAAGGTAATAAAGGTCTCAAAAAACAAAACAAAAATATTCAACGTAAATTGGGTATCGCAGTCGAAGATCGCGCTCCACAACCTGAGGATGAGTCCAAACGCGAAAGATTTGTTCTACTCAAGAGAAATGACGATGAACACTACCCCTACTATACTATCAGAGCGCAAGATAGTTATACTACCAAGAAGCTTAAAATTCAAAGAACTCTATTCCCCAATTTAGTGGTTCTCCTTGACTTTAAATGCAGTCCGAATTCTAAAACTCTATACAACAGAATTAAGGAGAATTTAAAGCTTAAAAATGTTACTTTCAAAAACAATGATATTGAGATTGAAGAGTCTGAAGTAACCCAACAAGAAGAAATGAAGGTCATTAATGACCAAAAGTATGATGTTTAAAAATACAAACTACCTCATTTTTTATGCTTTTACTAAGCATAAAAAATTTTAATTTAATTTAAGCTATTTGTACCTTATTCACATCATAAAATGCAAATAAACCAACGTTGGTAGTCCAACTTGCGTTGAGGTTCATCGAACCGTTTAAAGCCATATAACCAACGAAAATTGTAGGTATCCAACGATCATAAGTACTGTAAGGAGATGTGTCATAGATGTGTTGAGTTGCAAGTGCAGTTGCGGCAGAATTGAAGGCACCCAAATTGTGGGGTTGAACGATAATTATTCTTGACCCTGGAAGAACCACTAATTTATAATAAGTCCATTTTGTGGCAGCGACTACCACATAATCACTTGTTGCGTTGGCGTTGACGGGTTCGTATATTATAGTTGTTGAAGTACCTAGAATTTTAGCAGTTGACCCAGTCACTCTAAAAAATTGTTGTCCCTCGTTCCCAGTTGTTCCTCGTCCAGCTACAGTAACAGTCATGTTAGCCGCGGCTCCTTGAATCAATGGATCAGCTGCGACAACATATGTTGAAAAAATATCATTGAGATAGTTCCGACCCGCAACTTTAGCACTTCCACTAGCTAAATGAAAATATGGCCCAACAACAGCACCAACATTGGTACTTTCAGGGGTCAATCTATATGCCAAAGAATTAAGTGAAATACTACCTTTAAAAAATATTTGAATTTTTTCTCCGTATTCGGTCCCATAGTACCCTTGCATAAAAGAAATAAAGGTGGTGAAAAATGTGGTTGCGGTGTCCCTAGTAGCAATAGTATAAAAAACTATTTCAGCTGCTTGATCGGTTGGGAAATTGCGATATAGCGCATATTCAATAATTTTTAAACTTTTTGTTGTATTTATGGTTGTATAGTCTGGAATAAAAGCTATATAAGTCGCCTGCTGACTTGATCCATTAGACCAAAGAGGCGTGTAAACACCGCCTGAATATGTCCATACTTCTCGAGTGTCAACTCCGACATTAGTATAACGCGCATATGCTGAAAATGCCGTATAGGTTATAGTTGTTGCACCTATCCCAGTCAAAGTAGGGTATGTGATACCACCAGTAAATTGAACTAAACTAGTCGTACCAACGGTATTATTTAAAGTAGTTCCACTCATACTCAGACCAGTACCTAAAGTTATATCCGTTGCGACCGAAGATGCTGAACTGGATCCTTTAAGTTGACTTGTACTACTCAAATTGGCCAGTTTTGAATTTGTGATAGCCAAAGGTTTAACCACCCCAATACCTGAATTGGTTCCAGTTGCATTTAGATCACCCGTGGGGTCAAATTCCACCACTCCAAATTGAGATGTTCCTGCTTTTTGTAGGGTGGTAGGGTTAACCGATAAAGTTGGACCTGCCCCGGCTGTTAAAGATAGACCTGAACCTAAAATAATATTGTCTACGTTGGTAAGTGAATTGGTACCTTTAAGAGTGTTAGCACCGCCTGGATTGATTTTAGGGTTGGTAACGGCCGTGTTAGCAATCTTTCCGGTTGAGATAGCCAAAGGTTTAACCACCCCAATACCTGAATTGGTTCCAGTTGCATTTAGATCACCCGTGGGGTCAAATTCCACCACTCCAGTTGGACCTGCCCCGGCTGTTAAAGATAGACCTGAACCTAAAATAATATCGTCTACGTTGGTAAGTGAATTGGTACCTTTAAGAGTGTTAGCACCGCCTGGATTGATTTTAGGGTTGGTAACGGCCGTATTAGCAATCTTTCCGGTTGAGATAGCGAGTGCTTTAACTTGACCTATTC